GCAGCACCCTTGTCGCCCGTGGCCGAGGCAGCACCCTTGTAGCCCGTGGCCGAGGCAGCACCATTGTCGCCCGTGGCCGAGGCAGCACCCTTGTCGCCCGTGGCCGAGGCAGCACCATTGTAGCCCGTGGCCGAGGCAGCACCATTGTCGCCCGTGGCCGAGGCAGCACCCTTGTCGCCCGTGGCCGAGGCAGCACCATTGTCGCCCGTGGCCGAAACCGCCCCGCGCTCCTTGTCAGTCGCGCAGCCCGGCTCCAGCGTTGTCTTGGAGAAACGGAAGTCAATAGCGGCCTTGATCAGCTCGTGGAGTTTCAGCCGTGCGCCGATGCGAATTTTCTTCGCAACAACTTTCGTGTCGTCTTTGCTTCGCTCATTGGAAACGCCATCCAATTCTACCTTGTGATAAATGGAATCTGCAGGGCCGTAATAGCCGAAACAGTCAAGCGGATCCTCACAGGCGTGAAATCCTTTGTGGCAGAGACTGACATCACCGTCAATCTCAAACTCTTTCCCTTCTTCATACTGGAAGCCACGACACGTCAGGTCGCGCTCAAAGCCTTTGTAGGCGGTCATTTTGGACATATCTCTGTGTTATTGGTTGTTTCGCGAGGAAACGGTAATTGCCAAAGCACGTTGTGCGGCATCTGCCTTGATCGAGAACTTCCTGTCGCTGTCGCCCAGCGCATTGATGCGCCAGCCAACGTTACGGCAACTGTGCATATCTTTCCCGTTCTCGAAAACCAGCACGTGCTGGTGGCCTACGGCAAGGGACATCAGAAGTTCGGTCCACTTCTTCGCTTTGAGCAATTCGTTCTGTTTAGATGTCATTGGTAAATAGAATTGAGACTCCACTCTGCAATCGCAGCAATGGTTCTGGGCTTGTGACCAGCGAGGCGGAAAACCGCCCCGGCGCATTAGAGTCTCTGTTACGCTTCACGCTATGTAACCAGTCCGACATATAGTCGCGGTCTGCTGTGTTAGCCTGCCTCTTTGCGAAGTCCCCTTCGCTACCAACTCTGACTACGCTCTATGGCGTTTGATGGTCAGTCACGGGCATCAAGCTGCGCTTATCGTGGTCTCGGTATCTGCCCCGCATCAAAAGGGCAACGTTTCCGTTCAGGCTGTACCTTTCGGCCTCGGCAAAGTGGGCGACCATCCCCGGGGTTTCTCCCCTCCAGAACAGTGATGCGTTATAGCCCGTCGTCAGAATCTACTGGAATTTCCTACGGGGAACACCATCACTTGTCCCACTCTCTTTTGTAACCCACTTTCTTCTGTGGGAACAAAACGCTACGACACAACCCGCAATCTACTGTTGCAAAATTTGCATTTTAGAAAACTTGTCCCTACCTTTGTAGGCACGAAACTCGCTTGCAATGAGTTCAAAATAGCCCTATTTGGGGCAGGGGCAAGTTGTACACTGGCGCATCGTTTTGCTTTGTTGGTTGCAAAGTAAGCAATTTGCTTTGATATATGCAAGCATTTTCGTAAAAATTTTTTGAGCAATTTGATAACTTTTTGCAAAATGCCTGAAAGTCAAAGCGTTAAAGAGAGGCTAATTTTTTACCTCGAAGCGAAGCATCTGACGAAATCCGCCTTCGGCTCCTCGATCGGGGCCAGTTCGTCGTTTGTGGACTCGATCCGAAGCAGCATCCAGCCCGAACGTCTGGAGCGGATAATGGACACCTACCCCGACCTCGACATCGTGTGGCTGCTGACCGGGCGCGGCACAATGGAAAAGGCCGAGGCTCCGGCCCAGCCCCAGCCGACAGCTCCTACGGCCCCATTCGACGTGCATCACAACGGCGTGGTCAACATCAACACGCTGAACGACAAGATGGACTCCATCCTGCAGGAACTCGACGAAATGAAGGAGGAGCGCAAACGCCTGCTGACGATTATTGAAAACCTATCCCGCCAATGAAGAAACTGCTGGTAGTCGCAGCCGCAGTCCTGCTATGCGTGCAGGCGCAGGCGCAAATCAACATCAAAGAAGTGGCGCGGCCAGAGGTCGTGGCCTCGAAGCTGAATGCCGTGAGCGAGATCTTCGAGGTGGTTAAATACCCAGCCGACACCGCCGCCTTCTACTGCCTCGTGGTCCAGACCAACAACAGGTACGACGACAGGATGCAGATCTGGCTCGGGACCTCGACAGCCGAGGCCCTTGCCTCGCTGCAACAACTGCTGGGACTGCTGGACGAGAAGATAGGCAGCAGGTATGAAGTGGAGCTGCTGACGGGAACGGCGCGAGTGAAGGTGCGTGAGAACGGGACGGCCCTGTTCCCCACGAAGAACAACAAGACCGCGCTTTATATCTCGGCAGATGGCTTCGCCGGGGCGCAGGTCCTGACGCGGAAGATTTTGGAATCCCTGATTAAAGACACGGAACGATATGGAAAAAATGTCAATGACTGAATCCGAGAGGATGGACTATCTCATCAAGATGCTGGAGTCGGGAGTCGCACAGCGGTTTTCGGACAAAACGGGCATCGCCCTGCCGAAGGTGAGCCGGATCCGCAGCGGAGAGCTGCGCCTGACCCGCCACTTCGACGCGATTCTGAAAGCCTATCCCGAGGTGAACCGAGACTGGCTGGAAACTGGCATCGGCTATCCCGGCGACCTCTCGATTGAACTGGTCCGCGACAGGCTGCTGAAAGTGATTGAGGACAGAGACCGAGTTATCAGAACGCTGGCCAAAGAAGTCGAACTCCAGCAGCGCATCATCGAGGAAAAGTTGTAGCCGCGCCGCGATTTTTTTTGAGATTTCCTCACGCACACGCATACGCGCACATCCTGTATAGACCAGATATTATAGAAATACTACGTAGAAATACTACATAGACCAGTATGTAGTAATATCTATCTACGTACTCACTATGAAATGTTGAAATTACAGAAAGCCTATTGACATCTTTTCTTACGGTGGGAGTGCAGAGGGAGGTTGCTTCTTTTCTGCTGGTTTTACACCGAAGCCTACAATGCCCGCCACGGCCACAGAAGTGGCCCAAATTCGCGACTTCCCAGCAAATTGGATAGATTACTCGGCTCGGTTTCTAAAACGCCCAGAATCGGCCCTAATTTGCTTTTCTACTTGAAGAAGGAATTTTTGAGCAATTTCTTGGCGTTCTCCTCCTTGCCGAGGCGGAGATAGTGCTGAATCGAGGCGAGGCTTTTATGCCCTGTGATTAGCATAAGGCTGTCGAGCGATACACCCGTTTGCGATAACAACGTTGCCCCAGTCCGCCGGGCGGTGTGGCTGCTCACGAGCTGGTACTTCTTCTTGACGACGGTAGTCTTGTTCCGCCCCTTGCTCTTGGTTACTTTCACCTCGTCACAGATGCCAGCCAGCTTGCACGTCTCCTTGATCAGGATGTTGAAGTATGCTTGCGTTAACTCCGGGGCGTGGCCCCCATTTCTTTCCAGTATCTCCTTCACCTTTGGCGATAGCGGTATCATCACGCTGTTGTCGGTCTTTTGCTGGGTGAAGGTGATGTAGTCGCCCCTGATGTTGGCCGTCGTCAGCTTGCTGTAGTCGCTGAACCGGGCGGCGGTGTAAACCCCAAGCAGGAACAGGTCGCGGGCCTTGTCGTGTGGCTCGTCGCCGGATAGGTCCAGTTCCCACAATTTTGACAGCTCGGCCTCCGTCAGGTAGATAGTGTCCGGGATTTCGGTGCTCTGCTCGAAGTTGAGGTAGTCGGTATTGAGGTGGTAGTGCAGCTTGAACCCGGCACTCATCACGCACTTCAACTGGTTGATGATGCTGGCCGCGTAGTTCTTGGAATAGCCCCGGTCCTGCAGCAGGTCGTACAACCTGTAGTAGTACGCCATATTGACCTCGTTCCAGTTCGACTCCGTTCCCATCAACTCCCCAATGAGGCGGTAGGCGTTCTGATGGTTGGCCTTCGACGGCATTTCTCTGTCGCTCCACGTCTTGAAGTAGGCCCAGAAGCTCGGCTTGCCGCCGTTGTCGTCACGCATCGGCGTATAGTAGGTGGAGTCCTGCAGCAATACGCGATCAATGGCCGTCAGGATTTCGGCCTCGGTGCTATACTCATTGAGTTGACGTTCCAGATTGAGACGGATAGCTTTTAGCTTATCTGCGGTGGCATCGTCGGTAGGGAACTGGCCGTCGCGCTTCGTTCGCCGCCATTGTTTCGTTTTTGCGGAAATTCCCGTATATTTGCGGTACACTTTCCCCTTGTGGGTAACTATGAGGCGGATAGCCGACACCTCCGCCTTCGGATTTTTGAGATTGAAGGAGATTTTCATTGCAAGCGATGTTTGATGCAAAGGTAGGCAATCTCCGTCAAAGGGGCAAGGAAAGGGGCAAGAAAATTTGAAATAGACTTAATTTTTGTTTACTCGGCTTTAAGAATAATTAACATTTGAGAAGCCTAAAGTATTGATAAACAAAGAAGAAATGCGGCTACAGCATCATCTGGCCGTAACCGCACTTCAAATCTTTGCAAAATAAATAAAAAACGTGTTCTACGGCTCTCTGTGGCCGTTCGGGGCAAGAAAAGGGGCAAGACTTTCGTGGTTTTGCCCCTTCTCCGTCACTTCTGCTGGAGGAAAATCTTGCGGCCCTCGTCCCGGGCCTCGGCTATCTTCCGTCCGTTCTGTTCGTCGATGTCGTCGGGCACGTCCTCCTGATACTGGCGGTGCTTGTGCTTCTTCCGCTCGATGATGCCGGATCTATAGAAGTCGGCCATATCCCGGAGCGTGGCCACGGCCTTCTCCCTCTCCATTCGCCAGCCCTGCAGCGAACCGTAGGGAGTCAGGAAGATGGTGAACCCCGGCAGCTTCACGGCGGTGGTGCGGTCGTTGGCGATGTCGGACATCATCTGCTCGACGCGGGCATCGTCCTTCTTGGGGATGCCGTACACCTTGCCGAGGAAGAAGGGCGGTGTCGTTTCCATAATCACGTCGGACAGGCCCTCATCCGGGTTGCTGATAAAAACAAAGCGTGGTAGTTGTTTCATTCTGCCGTCATTTTTCCGTCCAACAAAAATAGTATTTCTTCCACGGTTTTCAAAGGAAGTGGGATCTGGCCCCGGAGAAAACCGCTCAAATTCTGGAACTGGATGCCGAGGGCCTGCGCCAGAAAAGACTGGGTTATCCCGCTCTCCAGTATGGCCCGCCTCAACTCCGCCCGGATGTCGCGCCTGATGGAGAGCCTGTTCTTGGCGTAGTCCTCCTCGATGGCAGCGTCCTCGACGCGGGGCTGGATCTGGCCCAGATTCATAGGAGCGGCGGCGGCGATGGCCTCCACCTTCTCCCGGAAGTTCAGATAGTCGCCGTTCATACCTTCTCGATGTAGAAGCGTTCGGTGACGTGGTAGTTGATGTCGTCCACCTTGACCGTGAACTCGTCCTTGCCGGAGGTGAAGGTCGCAGTGCTGCCGTAGTGGTCGGCCTGCGCCTTCTTGCGGCTGGCGAGTTCGGCTTTCGCCTCATTCTTGGTCTTGAAGGTGGACATCGTGTTGACTTCGTGATCGAAGTTCGTGGTGAGGATCATTCCCGTCCTCTCTCGTTTGATAGCGTACATAGTTGTGATGAATTAAGATGGTTATGCAAAGTATTGTTTTGCTGCCGCTGGCAGTTCAATGTCAGTGTCAACGATATAGCGTTCGGTCATAGCCGTTGAGGTGTGGCCAGCCATTCTGCTGATGTCCAGAATAGGGACGTGCATCTTGGCCAGATTGGTGCAGAAGCTGATGCGGGCGGTATGGCTGCTCACGAACTCGTGCTTCTCCCCGGTCAGGGTCTCCTCGGCCTTGTACACCTTCACCCGGGTGGTGATGCCTGCCCGCTTGCAGAGCCTGCGGATGGCGTTGTTGTACCCGGGTAGGGTGATGTCCTGCTCGTGCTGCTGCACCCACGTGATGTAGCCCAGTACCCGCTCGCTGCAGGGCACTACGGCGTGGACGGCCGTCTTTTGGCTGACGTAGGACAGCGACCCGTCCACCACGTTCTCCTCCGTTACAACTCGGATGTCGGAGATCCGCATCCCGGTGTAGGCTCCGATCAGGAATTGGTATAGCACCTGCTGCTCCAGTTCGTTCCTGACCTCGACCCCTTCCAGCTTCTTCAACTCCGCAACGGTGAGGTAGGTCTTGACTGATTTCTCCTTCTTGGCGTGCAGAATATCGCGGAAGTCGCGGCAGAAGTCCTCCTCGTCCTCGTAGCGGGCCAGAACCCCCTTGAAAACGGCGAAGTAGGTCCGGGCCGAGTTCGTGGCCACTGCCTCCAGTACGTCGTCCCTGAACTCAAATAAACGGGCTTTGGTGAGGTCGGCCCAGTTCTGGATGCCGGACTGTCCCAGATGTTTGATCAGGGCCGGGGCCTGTGCCCCTGCTCCTGCCTGTATAGCTTGAACTAAACTGCACATACGAAAATGCGTTTTACGTCGTCGGTTAACTTCTTCACACTGCGGCGGGCGACCTTCCAGCCAATGATGCCAGCGGGGATGGTCACGGCGTAGCTGGTTACGACCTCTGCCCTTACGTTGGTATAGCCGTTGTCCCGGGCATACGCCTCCGCGTCGGCAATGAGCTGGGCGTTTGCGGCATTGTGCTCCGGGTGCGGGAAATAGAAGTCACGGCTGATGATTTGGTCCTTGCCGTACTCCTGATGGTCGGCGATGATGAAGCCGCCGATTCGCTTGATTGTTCGGTCAACTCGTGCCATAGCCTACGCCTCCACTCTGTTGGCAGCGATCAGGGCCGCGTCCTCGTCGCTGATGAAGTCCATAAAATACAGGTTCTCGGCCACCTTCTCCTCCCAGTCGCGCTGGGCCTCGCCGTCCTCTTGCGTCTGGTCGTCGCGCCAAAGCAAGCCGTGCCTGTTCGCCAGAAGGGTGAGGTATGCCCCCTGCTTGCGGCCCTCCGTCTCGTAGTCCCAGCCCTCGGCCAGTTCCTTGACACTGCCCGGCATATAGGACCAGAAGCCCGGCCTGTCGGTCCAGTGCTGGCGGCAGTATCTCTCGGCCTCGGCATCACCGCGAAGGTTCTGGATCTCGCCCGCCATCTTCTCGAAGAAATCATCCTCCACCAGAAGGGAGAAGTCCATAACGTCGCAGCGGCCACTGCCGAAGCGATACCACTCCGGGTGGTGGAATGTGGTTGCCTTGATGTCGATAACGCCGTAGCCCTTCATCACGGGCAGGATGTCGGCCTCGATCACCTCGTTGGCGAACTCCACCAAGCGACCCAGATACTTCTGGAAGTCGATGGCCATTTCGTACACGTTGACGGATTCCGGCAGCTCTGCGGCCAGTTCCTCCTGCTCCCAGTCAAAGACAGTGCCGGGGCTGATCGCTGATTCATACAGCCACGGATTCAGGATCGGGAACAAATCGGTTGAAGTCTGAATTACTTTTGCCATTGCGCGTTGTGCCTGTTTCTATCCCGTCGGCAGCGGTTCAAAATCAAATCTCTATGCAAAGATAATAAGATTTTATTAAACTACAAACTTTTTTGAAGAAAGTTTCAGAGAAAAGGGGCGGGGTCTGGGTTTCTTCCCTCCGACCAACTGTTATGGCCCGGCCTTTATCATCCGGGGTCAGGATTTATGGAGTGCCCGGGTTGGGTCCCGCCCCTGCTCTGCTACTGCTGCATCAGCGTGAGAAGGCCCATAAAGCCCATACAGATCCGGGCATCGGCCTCGGTGTGGAGCATCGGATAGCGTTTCATCCGCTCCTTGTTTTCGGGCGACAGCCCGTCATAGAGCCGCTGGAAGTCCTCCAGCATCGTGTCCGCCTCCTGCTGGGCGGTCTGCTTCTTCGCCTCGATCAGAACCTGAATCAGGACCGGGCGCACGGCCTCCGGCAGCTTGTTGATAGCCTTGCGCAGCACGGACTCGTACTTGAAGCCCTCCCACGGGCGGTTGCCCCAGACCTTATGGGTGACGTGGCCGTCGCCGTCGCTACAGACGTGGGTCAGGCCCTTTGCGGTGATCGTCTCATCGCAGTTGAAGGTGTAGGTCTTGCCGAAGGCATCGGCGACGAAGGTGGTGGCAGTCGCTCTGGACATATCGCAAAAGCCCTGTTTATATGCCGCCGGACTCGCGGTTAAAGGTTCAACGCTGCAAATGTAGGCAGAAGGTGTGCAACCTATCTGCACAGCAAATTATTCTGTCTCGAAGATACGGAGCGCGGCAGTGCTGTACCCCGGCTGGTCCTCGGCCAGCTTGTAGGCCAGATCCTGCACCGTCTCGAAGTCGGCACTGGTGCAGAACTCCCCGGCGACGGACTCGGCCACGACGTGCCCCTGCATCCTCAACTCCCGGCCCAGTGCCACGGCCAGAGCGCGGCCCCGGCCTCCCGCCTGCTTGTCTTTCTTCATCGCTCTAAATCTGGTGACTCTCATTTTTTTGTCCTCCTGTCTTTGATTGCTAAATAGATCCAGCCAGCGACGAACCAGAAGCCGAAGCTGTAGAATACCACGGCAAAACTACACATTTCCCTGCCCCTCCAGCCATTTATCACGCCTTGCCCTTGCCTCCTCCAGTGTAGGAGCCACGCAGGAGAACAGGTTCCCGTTGGTGTGTCTGTAGTCGTATTGGATCGCCTTTCTCGGTTTGCCTCCTATCCCGCGAAGGGTGAAGGCTTCCCAGTTCTCTCTCCCTGCCTTGCAGGTTGAGCACCCGTTAACGTCTGATTTCATATCGTTATAATTTTGAATCGTTCTAAATTACGCTATCTTACTGTACCCGGCCTCGCCGTTGCTGAACATATACGCCAGCCCGTACACCCCGGTGCAATTCTGGCGGCAGAAGTCCTCCGCCTCCTTCATTGCCTCGGCCATTGCCTGCCGGATCTTCTTCTCGATGTTCCGCGCCTGCATCTTGACCAGACCCGGGTTCCAGTACGACTCCCGCCAGCCGACATAATCCAGAGCGTCGGCGACCAGTCCGTCCACTTCCTCCGGGCCGTATTCCCCGTCGAAGCTGCACCCGTTTTCGTCGCAGGCAGTGATGGACCAGTCCAAGCACCCGGCCTCGTAGTGGCCGCAGTTGTACTGGATCTCGATGGTTATATCCATCCCGCAGGCCGGGGACAGGTCCAGCTTCTGAACCTTCTGCAGAAGGGCGACAGAATCGCGGCCCCTGTATTTGTCCGTGCCCGGGAGCCTCCAGCGGTTATAATAGCCGCTTTTCGGCCCGTTGCTCATCGCGTTCTCCTGTATGCACTCGATCTCGTCCTCGGTGTCGTCGTACACTTCGCAGCCTTCCTCGTACTGGTCCAGTTGCTCGTCGTCCTTCCAGAAGGTCCGGCAATCCAGTACGTAATAATGCGCGGCGTTTGTCTTGAAAAAGTTGGGGCAGCTCATAATGTTCTGGCCTGTTATCCTCTGGCCGTGAGTTTTGAAATAAACTTGGACCGGGGCAGGGTGTCGCTCCCTGATGCCGTCCGCCGTCCCCGGTGCTGGTCCTCTGGCTTACTCCTCGTCGTCGTCCTCTGGCTCCGGCTGGTAGTCGTCGTTCCAGCCCTCCTCCTCCAGCTCATCCATCGCAGTGCCGATGCACTCGCCCAGAAGGTAGCAACGGATCGTAACGTCGGCCCACTCCGCGCCCTTCTCCAGTATGTTCTCGCCCTGCTGTCCCCACTCCTCCAGAGCCTCGGCCAGTAAGTCGGTATTGTGGCAGACGTTCTCCTCGGCCTGCCACGTGTTGAAGGTGTAGGAGCCGGAGCCGTTCCCGGTTACGCTGTCCTCGGTCCACAGGTCGTCGTTGAGCTTCTGGCCCACGTCGTCGCGGTCGTCCTCGGTCCAGTGGATCTCGTTGTCCTTGATGTAGGTTTTTACGTCGTCTTTGACGTTCTGGCGGTAGTCGTAGCGTTCCATTGTTATTTGTGCCTGTTTGTATCGGTTGGCCCTTCCGTTCTAAATCCTATGCAAAGTTAATAACATTTTATTAAATTGCAAACATTTTTGCAGAAAATTTCAGAAAAATTTCACTGCCACTGGCCGAGTCGGAACAGGTCGCGGAAGCTGGCCGGGCGGTCGTGGCGTTTTCTGGCCTCCTGTGCCGGGATCCGGCGCACGGTGCAGGCTCCGGGCCTGAAATAGCGATATAACAGGCAGCGGTCGAAAAAGTCCAGATACGAGAGCTTCTGGCCGTTGGTAGTGTCTGCCGCTACGAAGTGGTCCCCGTCAGGGATTGATACGATAAAATAGGCTGTTTTCATATTCTGGTCCTCCTGTGTTATAAAATTTCGTGTTCGGCGTTGTAGGTATCAATACGGGCGCAGTCGTCCGGCCCCAGCCCGTCGGGGAACTCCTCCAGCACTCCGGCCCGGCGTTTCTCCTCCATCCAGCCCGGCGACATCCGCCAGAAGTCGGTAAAGCTGGCCGTTGCCGGATCCGTCCCCAGCTTGCAGAAAACGTGCTGGCCCTCGGCGTTGTCGGTCACGTAAAAATAGACCATCGCCCCGACTGGACCCCAGTAAACTATGATTGTACCCTGTTTCATAATTTTGAATCGTTCTAAATTAAACCTTGCGCCCGGAGAAGCTGCCGCCGCTTCTTTTTCAGGTCTGGCCCCGGGCCTCCTCCTGTTCGTTCAGATAAGACAGGCGACCGTTGCCGCCACTACCTGCCGCCCCTGTCTCGGATCCTCCAGCCGGGCGAAGTACCCCGCCGCCCTTACTGCCTCAATAACCCGCACGGCATCCGCCGGGCTTCCTGTCCTGACTGTCACCCGGCGCGGGTCGTGGTCGTCCTCCTTGATGTAGTGCCGGGCGAAGCTGGCCCGGGGCGCGTTCTGGATAATTTGCTGTAGAGTCATAGCGCGGCCCTCCCCGTTATCGTGCAATATATCCGTACTTGATCGCCGTGCCGTGCTCCCGGTTCAGGGCCTTCTGGAGCCTGTCCCCCTGACTGGCCCACAGCTGCCGCAGTGCCCGGCCCTCCCAGCCAGTCGCCCAAAATACCCGCTTCTCGGCCCAGATAAGGGCGACGACGCACGCGGCCAGTACCTTTGTAATCCCGTCGGAAATAGCCCGTAAAATAGCCTGTTTCTTCATCTTGTTTCCTGCCTGTTTTTATCCCGTCGGCGGCGGTTCTAAAATAGTTTGATATTTGGGACCGGGCGGGGCTGTCGCTGCCCCTGTGTGGTCCTCCCTGCCCGGCCAGTCGTTTAGGCCCTACAGGGCGGCGTAAACCATCCCCACGGCCCGGACCTCCGCGTCCTGCTCCCAGATCTTCTGTTTCAGGTCCAGAGACAGGCGCACGCGGCCCGTCGCCTCCCGGTAGCGGTCCAGTGCCCGCTGTTTCAGGCTGTCCAGATAGCGGCCCACGGCGCACTGTCCGGCACTCTGGAAGCGGTAAGACTCCCACGTCCTGTTATAATAGCGCACTTTGTCCCGGGCCACTTCGCAGCCGTCAATAAGTAAATAGGCGTTATGGCCCCAGCTGTAGCGAGTTTCCCAGTACTGGCCGAAAACTTCGTAAGTCTTGCCGTTGATCTCCATCATTTTAATACGTTCCATCTTGATTTGTGGCCGTTTTATAGCGTCGCCCCGTCGCTTCAAAAATTAAACAAGTTAGAGAGCCGCCCCGGATCCGCCCCGGGCAAAGTTTCTATTTATTGCGGCCCCGTCGTGGATTTAGAACGACGTTTGTACAGTCATACGCAAAAAGTGGTTTTCGTTCCCGATGACAAACGCCCGGGCCTGAATCGTTCGGCCACAGCCAAAGAAACGCCGCAAATTGCCGTTTTCGGCGTTCTGGCGGACCTTGCGGAAAAATGCCATCTTTGCGCCCTTGATCGTTGTAAACGTGATTTCCTGACCGTTCAGGACCGGGAAGGTGATCCCGTCGCAATCGTACATAATAACAGCTTTCATAATGCAAAAATTTGAAATTTGGCGCGGCCCCGGGCGACGATCCCGGCAGCGGTCCCAGACAGCCGCGAAGAATCCCGGCCCGGGCTTATTTGCCGGGCTGGAAAAATTCAACGCTTAACCGATCCCCGAAAAAGCCCCGGCGGACCGTTTCAACGGTTACGCTCTCCTGATTGAAAACCCGGCACAGCTCCCCGGCAAAATCCCGGACCTGTTCCAGCGTTACGAAGTAAAGCGTAATTGCGAAGCTGTTTTCGTTCACCTGTTCCCCGTTGTCGTGCGTATAGATCCCGGCGCAGGCCGTAACCGTTGCACCATAAAACCGGGAGCACAGCAGGCCGCGAAGAATCCCAGCGGCGGCGGCTGTTTCGATCTTTTGCGTCTTGCTGTCTTTGTCATTGAGTCCCAGACAAACAACAGCTTTTTTTAATTGGGTCTGTTTCATAATCTTTGCGCCCTTTGTCCCGGCGGGCTACCGTTCTAAATCCATTACAAATATAATAATATATTATTAAACTACAAAATAAATTGCGAAAAATTTCAAAAAAATTTCTTGCTATCTTTGCAGCTGGAGACAGAAACAGCCGGAACGCCGGAAACAGTAAACCCCCAGCACGAAAAAAAACCAGATGAAACGCGAAAAGATTAAACCCGTAAAAACTTACAACGCCGATTTGTCAGAGCGTGAAAAAGCCGTTATTTTGTGGGCGATCGTTACCGATTGCAACGACTGGCAAAAAATATATTTACTTTCGAGGCCGAACGATCCAAGCACGTACAGCGCAAAAAATATAGCTGGCGCAGCGTCGAAGTGGAAACACAGCGCAAAAGTGGAGAAGTACACCGAACAAGCCCGGGAAAGCTGGCGTAACAAAATAGAATCTTTCAGGCTGGCAGCAGACAACGCCGGAAACAACCCCGGACAGGATGAAGGAGGACAGGACGAAACGAAACCGGGAAACAGCGAAGAAAAAAAGCCAAAACCCGCAAAAATAGATTTTACCGATACGCAAAACGCCCTGCAGGAATTAAACCGTCTTGCAAACGATATTGCAGACCCGACAAAACGAGCCGACGCGATCCAAGCAATACAAAAACTAATCAACCAGACCAAAACCGAGGACGAAACAAGGCCGGATCTACAAAGATTTTACACCCCGTTAAGCTGTCGAGGCTGCAAATTGTATGAAGAAGCCCAGAAAGCCCAGTAAAAGCCCGGAAACGGTTTATATTATACGGATAATGCAAACGCCCAGCCGGAGACAGCGACAAAGGCCCGGCCAGACCCGCAAAGGGGGGAAGGGGGAAGTATAGATAAGCGGTCCTGACGGACCCCTTCCCTCTAAATTTTTTTTTGGTTTTTTCGGGATTGGCCCAACGCGGATGCGGCATAAAGCGTTGAGTCACAGCGTCCTCGTTAATTTCTCGTTAGGTTTGCGTTACTTTTTTCGTTGAATTTGCAGCGTAAGTCATTGAGTAACAATGGCCTCGTTAATTTCAGTCAAAATATATTATATTCTTTCTTTTACCTGCGCATATATTACAAGGGTAGAGGGGGTGTAAATTAACGAAGAATAGTTAAAGTAGTGATTATCAAAGTATTGCGTTGCGCATTTCCGAAAAACCTAACGAGAATCTACGAGAACCTAACGAGTGCGGTGATTATCAATGAGTTACGGGGACTGAAATGGTCAAAAATGGCCTTTCCAGAAATGGTCTGTGACTGGAGGGGGTGGTGTGGCGGGGGAACCGTCGATGTAAATTTTATTTCAGATTGTTTCAGAAAGTCCTTATCTTTGGGCTATGAAACTTGTCGAGAAAATACTGCGTCGGGCCTATCGCGACCGCACCGAGTTCTCTGCTGCCGAGGTCGAGTTTGCCGGGGCCGTGATTACGGCCTACAACGTGGAGCGCGAGGCCCGTGGCAAGAAGTCGTCTCTGCCTACGAAATTCGTCCCCGTTGGGGATGAGGTGACGGTCAGTGGTCGTCGCTTTTTGTGTATTGCGGCGGAGAAAGTCGGCGTGCCGAGCGAAGCCTGCAGCGGCTGCTCTTTGTCGAAGCTCTACCTCGGCTGCGGCGACCTGCAGTGTGGTCCATTCGACCGCCGCGACAAGCGATTTGTCTGGTTCAAGGAGGTAGGTAAAAAAGTTGGTACAAATGAGGGCGGGAAAAAATAAATTGGCACGGATGAGGGTGTGGGTCGCGTCTCGGCTCCGGCACTGGGCCGATGGCCTTGATCCGGCCCCGAAACTTCCATACAGAAGGCTGTCTCTGGTGACGGTGGTTAAGCCCCGTAAGCAGGAGCGGATCCGGCGCAGGCTGGGTGAGTACCGCGACCCCCGCGATGTCTATGACGCTGCCGTGCGCTGGGGCCAGAAGCAGTGCATCCTTCGCAGTGTTGAACTCCTGCGGAGCGAGAGCCGGGACTACTTCGATTTCGATGTCTATGTGGACGACAGAGACAACATCATTGTCCGCTCCACATTAAAGGTGAGGAAAGATGATTGACAACCTCGATATTCTGGAGCAGGAGTTAGTGACTCTGCTCCGGCCCCACGCCGACGACTTCAAGCACACTGGAATGTCGCGTTCCGCCACGGAGAGGATTGACGGCTACGTCACCATCCTGCGGCAGGCACTGGAATCCAGCAGCCTGTGCTACATCGACGGCGATATGGCCTTCTTCGATGGCCGGGCCTATACCCAGCTCTCCAGTCGCAGCTTGACGCTAATCGTGGCGAATATCCTGCCCGAGTTTGGTGTGGGGGCCTCCGACGCAAAGAAGATCGGCGATATGCCGTTCTCCGTCCTGTTCAAGAAGTCATACCACCGCGACCAGACGAAGGTCTGCTTCATCAACTGCGTGTATGATATTCAGCGGAATCAGTCCTACCTGTTTGACAAGCGGCATATCACGGACTACGCCCTGCCCTACGAATGGCGGGCTGATGCCACCTGCCCGAAGTGGGAGGCGTTTTTGGCGGAGGTCCTGCCCGATGCCTCGGAGCGGGCGTGCCTGCAGGAGTTTTTCGGTATGTGCTATATCGACCGGGAGCGGTTCAGCATCGAGAAGATGGCCCTTCTCATTGGTGAGGGCAGCAACGGCAAGAGTGTGATCTTCGAGGTGATGAAGAACGTCATTGGCAAGCCGTGGGTCAGTTTCCTGTCGCCGGATCAGCTCATCGACCCGAAGCAGTTGGTGAGCGTTGAAGGCAAGAAGCTCAACTTCGCGCCGGACATCAAGAAAAGCGCGGCGTTTGACTCCGGCCTGAAAGCCCTATCGTCAAGTCAGGATGTTCAGGGCTGGAAGCTCTACGCCGGGAATGTTATCGTGAAGTGTCCGCCGCTGGTGTTCGCCTTCAACGAGAGGCCGAGGTTCAGGGACGACACCGATGCCTTCTTCCGTAGGCTGATGCCGTTCCAGTTCGATGTGATTATCCCGCCCGAGCGTCAGAACAAGAAGCTGGCTGCAGAACTCTGCGATGCGGAGCTGCCCGGCATATTCAGGTGGGTGATGGACGGCCGTCGCCGCCTGCTGAACCACAAAGGCAGTTTCACGCGCTGCATCAAGATGGAGAAGGCCGTTTCTGCAATGATGCGTGACGTGCGGCGGGGCAAGGCCAGTCCGCTGGTGGCCTTCTTGGAGGGCATCGGCTACGACGTGAAGCCGCAGTACTCGGGGCAGGAGCCGGAGCGTGTCACCGCCAGCCGGATTTACAACGGCCTCGGCGGACAGATGAGCAAGGATGCCATCACCCGCGAATTGAACCGATACCACGTGGCAAAGGACCGTGGTGTTGAGGTGCGCTACTACCTATATAGGACGGAAACAACCAAAAATCAATAAGTTATATGCCACAGTTAAAGAACACCTTCAACAAGCAGTACTATCTGCCTGCAGTTTGCGATGGCGATGGCGGCGATGCCTTCGGCAATATCTACTTTGAGAATAACTGCGCCTACGCCAGCGATAGGCACGCGCTGGTCCGTGTCCCGCTCGAACTCTGCCTCGGCCTGCCCTTCGAGGAGTGTGAGAAGCTGAACGGCTTCTGTATCCCGGCCAAGCTGATGAAGATCCTCTACAACTTCGACCCGATTCAGATTGAACTCGGCGAGGACCTGAACCAAGACACGGGCGAGTTCGTGAAAACTTGCACCATCTGGGCGATGTTCGCCGGAGCCAAGATTTCGTTTGAACTGGCCCGCAACCGGGACGAGAAGATGCCGGACTTCGAGGCCATCTTCAACGCACGGGATGAACGCAAGCCCATTCGTCGCATTGGCATCAATCCCGGCACGCTGGCCGACCTTGCGAAAGCGATGAACATTTCCACTGTCGCGATGCGGTTCACCTCTGCAGACAAGAAAATCTACATCGAGCAGGCGGCGGACGACGGCTTGGCGCACAACCTCGTCGGCGTGATTATGCCTGTTGTCTTGGAAGGTGTGCTGCCCGGCTTCGAGGAGGACGGCGACGACGACGACACCGAAGAATGAGGAAATCGCACGTTTTCGGGTCGAAATCGCACAGATTCCTGCAATTTTCGCACATAAAACGGAAATTCTGGAACGTTTCGCGGAAATTTCTTACGCCAAGACGGAAATTTTTCAACCATCACAGGAAAAAGATATGAAACTGATTTTTGACATCGACAAAGAGGACATCAGCGCACTGGTCGTCCTTTTGAAGCCCACTCCAGAGGAGAAGCAGAAGATTCGTGACTACATCGCCACTCACGATGAAATCGAAGTCCCGAGTGAGATCACCAAAGATGGCGATTCGCAGGAAATGATGATGGCGATGGCACTGATTGCCCTCGGCAGCATCGCTCACAAGATAGAGAAGTAGCCCTATGAAGATTCTGAACGGAAAAATCAAACTCGACAAGCGAGATACCCGAGTCGGGAATTTCGTGTACACGCTGGAGCCGGACCACATCAAGGTTCAGGACATCAGCCTCACCATCACGCACCGCATCAATCGCCACATTGCGAAGGGCCAGTTGCTCGAAATGATGCTGGAGGATCCGAAGAAGTACGGCAACGACCTGCACAACTACGCCACGCTGATGTACAACCTGCTGTGTACTGTGCCCGATACCACCCTCTATGAGGACCTGAACAAAGTGGTGCTGGCCTGCATCAACCGCCACAAGGACGTGTACGGCATCAAGGAGAACATCGGCAAGGAGGAGGACGACAAGATCCTGCAGGAGGAGCGCGAACTGCACGAGGCCGTCGAGGACATCAAGGAGAAGGTCGCCGACGAGCAGCCCGTGCCCGAGTCCGCCGAGCCTGCTGCACCTGCCGAGCCTGATACCAAGCCCGAAACCGAATCCCCTGCAGAGTAATGGCCAAAGCCCACAATACCGAAGCCGAGTTGCATCGGGCCGAGTTCGACCTGCGTTGTACAGAAAACCTCCGTCGCGGTCTCGTGGCGGAGGGTGCTTGGGATATGGTGTTGAGGGCAGACGCGATTATCGCGGATGGCCGGAAGCGGATAGAGCAGCTTAAATCTCGTCTGGCTGGTCAGGGAACACGGGGTACGTAGAGCAGCAGCAGTTCGGGTGTACCGGGACCACGATTTCCGTGAAGGGGTGGACCACGGCGCACACCGCATCGCAGTCGGGGCAGTCGAAGTTGGAGTTTCGTTTCACTCCATATCCGATTGCCCCGTCTCTTTTGTATGTGAGCAGCCTGCCGTAGTGGAAGGCATCGGCTATCATCGTGCCGCCGACAAGGGCGATGGCTTTAATGATGTTGCTATTCACGCCTCGGCCAGAGTTGAGGTCCCCGTCAATGATAAGGGTGGCGGCATAGCCTCCGTCTCGCCTCGCGTTGGGAATCAGCATCAGGTAGTAGGGATTGGCCACCACCTGCATTATCGTGGTCTCGATCTTGGACCGGGACATCTTGTTCACGAAGCCAATGGCGATAACCGCCTCAAAGACATATTTCAGTCTGGAGACGTGGCCGTCGATGCGCTCTTGGGCCGTGGCATCGTCAATCTGCCTTGTGGCGTAGGACTTGATGTCAAGGTCGAACTCATCGGCATCAGCCTCGTCGATGGCGATGTCCAGCCTGTTGCCGATGTCGCTGATGATTCTATCCGAGAGCCGGACAAGGGACTGGTTCACGGCGGCATCAAGCCCGGCATCTGCGTCGAAGGTGAAGTCCTTCCCCAGCCTGCGGTAGGCTTCCGCCAGCAATACTATTTCAGAAACGGAAGGGCGAATGTCGCGCTTGACATCGCCCTCCACGTGTTCCATTTGTTTAATGATGCGGTCCATAGCCTACGACTGGTTCTGTCTTGTTGAACTTACTACGTTGGTAGGCTGCTTGGTCGCTTTCTGGACCTGCGCCTCGGCCACCATTTCTTCGTGGACCTCGTTCTTGACGCGGTTCCATTCGTCGGCGACACCATAGCCAGCGTTGTACGCCAGTTCAGATGCCGTCTGCTTGGAGAGGACCCCGCTGCCGACGAGCTGGACCAGAGCGGCCACGGTCTCGCTCTCGCTCATAAAGACGAAGGGCAGGAGTTCGGCCTTGACCCGGAACTTGTTGTAGTCGCTGCGGTGACGGACCTCCACGCCATATCCGTACTTGAACAGTTCGGTGGCGCGGTCGAGGAACATCTGGTAGTTCATCGAGTCCTCCAGTGCTTTGAGGTAGGAGTCGGCGAACAGCATCTTGACCGTCAGGCTGGACATATCCGCGCCGGACTTGATCTCTGGAGTCTCCACGGCAAAGCTGCTCCGCATAATGTTGCGCTCCAGCGCGAACAGTTGCGTCTCGAAGGACTTGGCGGCATCGGCAGGCTCCAGAAAACCGATCTTGGCGTTGGGGTCGCTGGAGTCGATGCGCTGCGGCGTGCCGTCGAAGTCGGAGATCACCTCCATTTCCTCGCCGATGGTGTAGAGGATGCGGAGGGCGTACACGGCATTGTTCTCTGCGAACTGGGACAGGGCCATTTCGTAGTTGTCGATGAGGCTCTGGCTCGGGGACCAGAACGGTGCGCCGTAGCGGTGGTACGCGATGGGGCACATCGGGAAGTTGTGCGGACGCTTCGGCTCGTCGATTTCCCACTCCTTCTTCTCGTTGTTTTTCAGCGTCTTTTTGTAGCGGATGTAGGACGTGTCGTCCCAGACATCGAGGAAGGTGGTTTGCTCGCCGTCGGGGTCGCCTTCGGTGTATTCCCGGCCAAAGAGGGTCAGTTCCCCGGTGAAGCGGTCGTAGTGCGGGTACAGGATGTCGCCGTTCTCGAAGGAGAAGGTCCGCCAGCCGACCTTGTTCTTGTTGAGGTAGAAGCAGATCGCGGCATCACCGACCTTGCCGTCGGCGGAAATCGCATCGTGGATGGCCACCTCAACGCTCTTTTCCTCCCAGCCTTCGCGGAAGTCAGCGAGCCAGTTCTGTGCATCTTCGCCCTTGAAGCCACGGATGAGGCGGTGATTGACGTTGTTGCCGATGAGCGCGGTCAGACGCTTGGTGTGGATGCGAGACTGGAAGCCGACGGCCACCCTGCTCTTGATCTTCTGGTACACCTTGTTGTCCGAGTCTTTGCTGAACGGATTGGGGTAGTACTTCATCGAGTTGATGAGGTGGGAGTTGACATCGTACTCGCGCAGGAAGTCGGCCTGTGTCAGTAGCTCGTACTGAATCGGGTCCACGGAGTAGTTGGCCCGGGAGTTCTGGTTGCCGCGAGGCAACTGGGACAGGCCCGGGCTGGCGAGGTTGGCAGGAATAAGCCTCTTGAAAGCCTCCTTGACGCGGATTTTGTCAGGAGTAAGGGAGTCAATAGTGGTACTCATATCGCGTGAAGAATTACATATTTTCAAAGCCCTTGCGGACGCATTTCTTGTTACGGGCGAAAAGCGGTGTGACCATAAACAGGCCCTCGATAAAGTCCGGGCTGTGGCCTATCTCCAGCTTCATCTGCTGCTTGGTGATGATCTCGAATCTGGCCTCGTTGTCCTTCCGTTTGAGGGCCAGACGCTCGGCTTTCAGGCGGTCGCGGACGGTGAAGGTGTGGCCCTTCTTGTCGGTGTACTTGCGATCCAGAACTTCCTCCGCAATGGAGTATTCCTTGTTCTTGATGGCCTTGACGAACTTCTCCGCGCACTCGGATTTGAGGTTGTTCCACAGCCGGGGATCGGATGCCGCGGACTTGTTGTTGAAGCCGACGCTGCTCTTGAAGTGACCCTCCAGCCAGAGGCCGAGGCCGTTTTTGTCGTAGGTGAAGTTCTCCTCGCGGACCCCGTTCTTCTTCAAGAACTTCTTGATGAAGGGAACCACGTCGTCGGACGGAACCCCGAACCACGCCTCAACGTCAACGATGTGGTGGCCGTCGAAGGCGTAAATCACGAAGAAGTCGCCAGTGAGGGCTACGTCTGCAGAGGCCCGCATCACGCCGTCCCTGCGCTCCGTGTTGTTGAAAAAGGATTCCATATCCTCGTCGGAGAGCAAGCCCGTGCCGCTGTCGATGTCGCGCCAGATGCCGCGCATATCGTTGACGACGGAGGCTCCACCACCGCTGGCCAGACGAGAGACGTATCGCTTATCGGAAATGTGCAGGATTTTGTTGTCGGCATAGTCACCTTCGATGAACTGCATCGTCAGTATCATATCCTCCGGCGTGAGGTCGGGCGCACCCATCAGGAGCAGGTCAATCTTCTCCTTCGCCTTCGGATGAGCGTACACCTCCTGCCACGAGTTGCCCCACGCAATCTGGTTGATGTCGTCACCCCAGTTGAACATATACCGCTTTTTGCCGTCGCGCTCGGGAATGACCATATCCGTCTCCGGGTCGATGTACCATTCCAGCAGTTTGCGCAGCTTGTTGCTCCAGCCCACCGGGTTGCAGGTAGCCACGACCTGTGACTTCACGCCTGCCGTGTTACGGTTGACGGAGAGGAAGTCAAAGATGATCTTGACGCTTTCGCGGGTATGCTCCGGCAATTCTTCGAGGTCGATGTAGGCCAGCTCCGCGCCACGGAATCGGTCCGTAATCTTGCCGAGGTCCATCAGGTGCTCCATCTTCAAAGAGGCCCCTTTACCGTTCAGGAATGACCACTCGAAGTATGACTCCTTCGGCGTGCCGAAGCCACGAAATACGGGCTGGCTTGCCTTCCACGGGCCACGTTTTACGTCGTCCTCGTACTTACGGAAGGCGTACATCGACACATCTGGGTTGAAGATGTAGGGCAGGGCCTTGAAAAGGGCGATCCAAGTCTTTCCGCCGCCCTTCTTGCCGCCTATGATAAGGAGGTCTGCATCGGCCTCCGCAACGCGCTCCTGAAAGCCTTTTTGCGGCACGAGATTGTAGCTGCGCTTGCCTTGTGCCTTCAACTGCAGGTTCTCCTCCCGCAGCATTTCGATGTATTCGTAGGTATAGACTTTTTGCCCGTATTTGAGGAACACGGGGTCCAGATACTTGCTATCGTCTCTGATTACTTTTTTCGCCATACGACGCAAAGATGACATATTTATTGAAATAATCTGAAATAATTATTTCATTTTATTGTTTTTCCCACTTATATTTGCCGCAGATTTCAACGAGATTTATGGCCGAGAACAACGACAGCAAAAAAGAAGTGAAGGTGGTCTGCCCGCAGTGCGGGAAGGCCCTTCCCGTGCGCATAATCGAGTTGAAGGGTCGGCTTCGCTACAGCATTGTGTGTAGGAACTGCAAGGCAAAGAGCGAAGTCGAGATAAAAGACATATAGAGCGTCCGTAGAGACACATCAGCGACCGATAGCGTCCAAGAGACCAACACGGAGTCCGGGTTTGAGGTGGTGATTACCGCCTCGGATTCGGGCTTTTAATGTATAACCAAAACCCAGTTTCTGTATGAAAACTAAACTTTTGACAGCTCTCAAAACCGAGTACGCGAAGTCGGGGTTGAGCGACAAGGCGTTTGACGGGGTGGCCTCTGTCCTCGTAAAAACCGTTACCAATGCAGATGAGATTGATGGGGTCGTCAAGGCTGACGAAACCAAAGCACTCATCAAGGCTTATCAGACCGACACCGACAAGGTTCGCGGCGAAAAAGCGACCCTGCAGGCCGAGTTTGACAAGTACAAGAAGGAGCACCCTGCGACCGAGCCTCCGAAGCCTACCGAGACCGAGGACCCCGAAATCAAGAAGATGAAGGAGGAAATCGAGAACTTGAAGAAGGCCAACGAGGAGAAGGACAAGAAGGCGGCTCGCGCCGAAATGCTGGCCAGCATCCGTTCCAAGATGAAGGAAAACGGGTCCGACAACGACAACATCCTTGATCTGGTTCTGGACAAGGCCGAATGGAAGGACGACGAGAAGGCTGACGACATCGCCACCCGACTCAAATCCGACTACGACGCGAAGTACACCAAGTTCTATGGCGACGGCCCGATGCCGCATCACCACAGCAAGACTGTTCCCGAGTACACTGGTACGGAGGACGACGACTTCGCCGATCAGATGCGCCGTGAAGGTAAGCTCCCGAAGAAAGACGCATAACACTTCACATTTTAACTCCACTATCCGATGAAAAGTTCTTTCAACGCTTATGGCAAGACCAAGCAGGACTTCGGCCCGATGTCGATTCCTGTGTGGCTCGGCACTGTCGAAGCCATTCCCGTGGGCGGAACCGTGGATAAGGACTACCTCCAGCCGGGTGTCCTGTTCCCCGCCGGAACCCCCATCAACATCACCGCAAAGGTGATCACTCCTCTCATCGCTTTCGAGGTTGTGGACTTCACCGCCGCCGTCGGCTCCGCCGCTTACGACACCATCGTCGTGAAGCCCTGCGTGTACGGCAAGGCCAAGTTCATCCCCGAAGCTGGCGACAAGATTATGGTCCTCGGCGCAACCTTCGATGCCACTGGCAAGGCCGCTGCAGTCGTGAGTGTGACCGAAATCACCTCTGACGAGAGCGACAACAAGGGTTGCTACGAGATCACCGTCTCGAAGGCAGCTTCCATCGACGAACCCTCCGAGGGCGACCTGATCGTGTTCTCTGCTGCCGCGTCTGCCGGAAACGACAAGGCTATGGCCAAGCAGCCGAACGCCTACCTCTACAACGACATCTACCTCGGCCTCGATTACGACGTGACTGACGAAGCCACCGCCGCCACGGGAGCCGCCGTGATGTATCACCAGTCCGGCATCCTCATCGACCGCACTCCCGCTGCTGCTTGCAAGGCGCAGATGAAGGCCGTCTGCCCGGGTGTCTATCAGCACAACGAATAAACCATAGGAGAGAAAGTTATGAATACCAATCCCGTACAATTCTACGACCTTCTCGCCCGTGCTTTCCGTGGCGACACCACCAGCAAGCGACTGCAGGGCTTCCTCGACAAGACCCTTGCCGAGAAGTACAACGGTCTCCAGATCCCCGGGTTCAGCTTCGACCCCGATATGCAGCTGGAGTTCACCTACGAGCAGGTGCAGAAGGAACTCGGCATCACCGCGATGGCGAACTACTACGACCTCGACTCCAAGCCCATCCCGCGTGGCGTTGAGGGTGCATCCCTGCTCACTGGCAAGATTCCTCGTATGAAGGACGTGATCTACTTCAACGAGGACAAGGTGCGCAAGCAGCTCATCACCGAGCGTATGTTCGGCGAGACCTCCGACGAAGCCGTCCGTTCCGCGAAGCGCAAGCTGTTCGAGACTCTGGACGAACTCATCGGCGGTCACACCAACTCCCTGACCTACCAGCGTCACCAGATGATTTCCGCCGGGAAGCTGACCCTCACCGACAGCAACAACCCGAAGGGTATCAAGAACGTGACGTTCAGTGCCAGTGTTCCTTCCGCCAACAAGAAGAACGCCTCCAGCTTCCGCAGCTCCAGCGCGAACAACAAGTGGTGGACCGACAACACCTACGCTGCCGAGGGTAGCTCCTCCGACGTTATCGCCGACCTCACCGCCTTCCTGCAGCCCATCCTCGACAAGGGTATCAAGGGCCATCTGGAGGTGAACTCCGCCTTCCTGCGCCGCATCCTGCGCCACAGCTCCGTGGCAAAGGCCATCGCCATCAACCTGTGGCCGATGGGTTCCGTCTCCGACACCCAGCCTGCTGCTGCCGCTCTGCCCGAGCTGCGCCGCAAGACCGTGTTCGAGGAACTGATTGGCGTGCCTGTCGTGGCCATCGACAGCCTCGTGGCCGTCGAGAAGTACGACAAGACCAAGAAGTCGCTGGAGAAGCCCCAGATCAACGCCTTCAACTCCGATGTCGTGGTGTTCGTGCCGGACGGCAACGTGGGTACGATCCTGACGGTGATGCCTATCACCTTCCAGAGCGCGTCCGCGACCTATGGCCACTTCTACGACGGTCGTCTCCTCCTGACGGTGGATGCCGACGCTGTTGAGAAGTGTCAGGGGTACTACACCGAAATGACCTCGCTGGTCGTTCCGACCTCGCCGCAGTACCTGTTCTACTTCTTCCCCATCGCTTAAAGCAGCACGAAGGTTATGGCAGCGTACACAGTAGAAACTTGGCTCCGTGGAATGGTCGATTTCGACCTGACGCAGGAAACGTTGGCCGCGATTCTTTTCAACCGCAACATTCCGGCGGGGACCCCTGCCGCGAATCTGACGGAGAAGCAGCGCGACCTCTGCTACGCCGACGTTCTGATGTACGCTGCCGGATCCTCCGTGAAGGCTTCTGGCGAGTATATCTCCGACAACGGCTATCAGCTGCAGAAGTCGGCCAAGAACGTGTTCGACCGCAGGGCTTTGAGAGATCAGGCAATGCGGCTGTATGCTAAATGGAACGACCCGAAGGCAGATGAGACCGTGACGAGCAAGTTCAAGATGAGAGACATCTACAGCAAGAAATAGTAGCGATGTACAATCCGCAGTTTCCACACACGCTTCGCGTCATTCGCGAGGGCCTTGACGAACACGGCGACCCCATCACTGACGAAAACGGTGATCCCGTTGCCGCTGTCGTCACGTTGACGGCCGTCGTGATGGTGGACAACCAGCCGACATTCGATGCCGATGGCAAGTTCATCACGGAGGAAGTGGACAGCATCCCTTTCGGTTACAGGCAGAGTTCTATGAACACTATGCGGGCCGGGGACGTGATTGTATCTGACTACAAGATTTCGTGCCCTATCTTCCTGACACCGCTCAATCCGGGGGACATCCTCGAATTGACCGACTACGAAAAGACTTTCCGTGGGGTGGTTGTCAAGAAGGACACTTTCAATCTCGGGACCTTGATCTGGTTCGACCGCATCAAGAACGAAGGCGTGAAGCCAGTTGACAACACCAGCCCCAGCACTGGCGACAACAGCGGCAGCGGCGACGTTCCTGACAACGATGATGAGGACGACGGCGATGAGTCTGAAAACGGATAACGACAGGCGGATAAAGGCGGCATTTGCCCGTCTCCGCCGCAGCGAGCAGAAATTGATTCCTCGTGCATTCGAGGCGTTTCTTGGCGAAGCTGTGAAGCTCGCGCTCCAGTTCCACGACCCGGAACATCGTCACCACATCGAGAAAGGCGAGAACTACGGCTGGCTGATTGTCCACGACGGGCAGGAGGTTAAGCGATATGTCAAGGCAGAAGGCGATGGTCCGCTGGGAAAGGCGAATGCCGCACTGGACCAGATCCTCTCCGAGGTGAATCAGAAGGGCTGGGTCGGCGTAGTGATGGCGGGTATGCACCCGATGAACTATTACCAAGCCGACTACGAAATCGACATTCTGGAAGATGTGATGGCACTCACCCCCGAACTATTCCGCAAGCACTTCAAGAAGATGAGTCTATGAACGATTTCGACATAACCGACATTGAAACCCGCCTGAAAGAGATTCTGCGCGATGAGATAAAGGTCTCGGCCACTGTGTACAACAACAGGCCGAAATCTGCTGATATTGCCGGAAACGACTTCTGCGTGGTGAAGGTGTCGGGGACTGTGGTGGACCACGACGCATACGGTACTTGTACCATTGCCATCCACCTCTTTGCGAAGGACATTTCCAACCAGAAGAACGGAAAGAAGCTCTCGGTGATGTACAAGAAGCTGGTGAAGGGCCTGCCTTACGACGACGGCCGATACCTGCTTGACGACACGCCAAAGACCATTGGGGACACGGCAGACGACTACGGCTTCCACGTTAGAATACTCCAACTGCAAACTATCATCAAAGTAAAACTCTCATAAGCTATGGCTAATTCTCCTACTCTTACCCATCAGATGCTGGACGACCTCCACAAAGGTAACGCAGCTATCTCCCTCCTGCCGTACAACTCCTCTGGGGTGAATCTGGCGGGACTGTCCTTTGCCAGTGCGGACCAGATCTTCACCGAGCAGGACTCCTTCACTCTGGCCCCGTCCGACCCCGACAACCTCTACCGGGTTGACCAGTACGACGAACTGATCGACTTCGACGAGGGCGACTGGGTGATCAACGGCAACATCCCGTCCTTCGCCACGGCTGTGTTCGACTACCTGTTCGAGGCTGGCTCCGCCATCAGCGGTTCCTCCAGCCGCATCACGGGTCAGGACGGCACGACAAAGTACGAGGGCAAGGGCTACAACGGTGCGAAGGTGGTGGATGCCACCGTCCTCGTGGAGTCCAAGTCCAAGAAAACTGCCATCGTGTTCGGTCACGTGCAGTTCATCGTGAACAACCCGGCCATCGACGACCATCAGAAGCCGGGCTACGTGAAGATCGCGGGCTACATCCTCGACAACCCGGGCGGCGACAAGTTCGCAGTCCTGAAAAAGTACGTTGCCGCCTAACCCACGGCTCGTGCCAAAACCAACCAAAGGGGGCGGGACCTGAAACCCCGTCCCCTTTTTCAATTTAAGAAGCAATGAAACAGCCCGATAAAAATGCACGGCAGGCATATCGCGAAGTGCTCGCGGACGTGCCTACGACCATAGCAATCATAGGGACGCGACGCACCGTGAAGGTGAGGGGTATCAAGCCCTACACGATAGAGTGCCTGACGAAGTTGTGGGGAGCGCGGGAAATGTCCATTCCGCAGGATTCCAGCGAGACGTTGAAGGCGAAGTGTGTTGACCCCTATTTCAGCATCAAATGCGCCTGTGTTATCGTTTTGAACTCGTACTGGAGTCTCCGCCTGCTTTACCCGATAAAGTGGCGGATTTGGGCGTTTCTGCGGCAGTACACGGAAGAACAGATGGAGCCTATCATCGCCGAGGGTAAAAAAAAACTTCCGCTCGAACCGTTCTGGAGGAATATGGTATTCTTGACGGATATGAGAGCGGACTGGATGAGGCTGACGACAAAGGAAGCCGAGACTTTCCAAGCCGAACAGATTTCGGTCGCGAATCTGCTTTCATCCAAAAATACCCCGAGTATGGAAGGGGCCGGGTCTGTTTAGGCAGGTGGGAGCGCAGTTTTGGCTACCGCTGCCGCCTGACGATACCGCAGATCGAACTGATGCAGGCCGACCTACCTCACACCCTTTACAACTTCAAGAACAATAAAGCCGACGACGAGTGCGAGCGGCTTAACCGAGAGGCTGTGGCGAAGGCGAAAGCCCGTCACGAGGCTCGTAAAAAGGCAAAGGCCGAAGCCCCCGGGCAACGGCAGTACACATTGGATGAAGTTTTTTCCGGGGCCGCTGATGATGAGGCGTAGCCCCACAAGCATAAGAAACCGCTATGGCAGGAGAAATAGATAAACTTGATTTCAAGGTCATACTCGACGATGCCGAGTTCAATTCCAAGATTGGTGCTGACCTGAAAACGGCGCAGGAGTTCAACCGTTCGATGTCCGACATCTTGACCATCAAGAAGCGGATTTCTTCGCAGGACGTGCAGAACGCCAAGAATGCGGAGAAAATCGCTCGTGAGGAGCAGAAAACGGCACAGCAGGCGGCGAAGGCGCAGGAGCAGATCCGGCGCGAGCAGCAGAAAACCGCGCAGCAGGCTATTGCCGCACAGGAACGCATCGCCCGAGAGCAGCAGAAAACCTCGTCGCAGGCCGTTATCAATGCCGAGAAGGAGCGCAAGGCCCGGCTGCAGACGGCCACGGCGCAGGAGCGTCTGAATCGGCTTCTGCAGCAGCAGAACACCCACTACCAGACACACGGCAGGATGCTACAAGAACTGGGTGGCTATGCCGCTGCCTATTTCAGTGTCCGCACCGTGGAGAGGTTCATTTCTTCGCTGGTGCGGGTTTCTGGTGAATTTGAACTCCAGCACCAGACGTTAAAGGCCATCCTGCAGGATAGCGATGCCGCCGACAAAATCTTCACGCAGTTGCAGCAACTGGCCGTCAGGTCCCCGTTCAGTTTCCAAGACTTGACGGGCTACGCCAAGCAGTTGTCTGCCTTCTCGGTCCCGATGGAGGAGTTGTACGACACCACGAAGATGCTGGCCGATGTCAGCGCAGGTCTCGGTGTCGATATGAGCCGCATCATCCTTGCCTACGGCCAGATCAGGAGTGCAAGTTTCCTCCGTGGTCAGGAAGTCCGGCAGCTGACGGAAGCAGGCATCCCCATCCTCACGGAACTGGCGAAGCAATTCGAGGAAATCGAGGGCAGGATAGTGTCCGCTGGCGAGGTATTCGACAAGATTTCCGCCCGCGAAGTCCCGTTTGAAATGGTGGCGAAGGTGTTCAAGGATATGACCTCCGAAGGTGGTAAGTTCTACCAGATGCAGGAGGTTCAGGCCGAGACCCTGAAAGCGAAGGTGAAGAACCTCGGCGACCAGTACGACATTATGTTGTACCAGATCGGGCAGGCGCAGGACGGGCTTCTGAAAGGCAGTGTCTCTGCCATTGGCAACCTGATGAGCCACTGGCAGCAGATAGGCCGAGTCCTCGTCTCCGTCGCGTCGGGATTCGGTGCATACGCCGCCATTCTCGCAGTCGTGGCCGTCCGAAAGAAGGCCCTTCTCGCCATCAATACGCTGCAGTCTATCATCAGCCTGACGCAGCGCGTTGGGTCGCTGACCCGCGCCCTCCAAATTTATACCCGCGCTATGCAGATGGCAGGCGTTGCGACGAAAGCCGCATTTGCTGCTACCATCGTCGGCATCGTGGCCGCTATCGCGGTGGAGGTCTATCAGTTGGTTAAGGCCGCTGGTGAACTGCATCGCGAAATGGACTCCATCGTTGCCGAGGGTAAGGGTGAAGCCGACCGCATCCATAAGGAGTTGACGAAGTTGGTGGACCGCCTCGGCGAAGTCGAGAAAGGAACCGAGGCGTATGGCGATGCCATCCACGAACTCAACCAGAAGTACGGCGACTACCTCCCCAATCTCATCACGGAGGCGGCTTCCTACGACGAGATCAAGCGTGCTGCAGATGCCGCCACGGAAGCCATCTACAACAAGGCCCGGGCCTCTGCCTACGACAAGGGGCAGGAGGCCATTGACCGCAAGTACGGCCAGAAGCGGCAGAAGCTCACCAACAACGTGCTGGATAACATCACGTCCATCACGGGTTTGAGCGAGGAGCAGGCATCGAACCTGATGCAGAACTTCTTCGGCAGACTGGAGAACAACCCCGCCAACAAGGGGGCTTGGGACCTGTTCAAGGAGGCCCTGTACGCCTACGACCGCACCGCTGCTATGGCCATCACCCACGGTTGGGTCGAGCCTGTGCATAATGGTGGCACAGAGGACAAAATCTACAATGACATCCTGAAACTGGGAGAGATCCACGCCGACATCGTGAAGGAAACGACTCGCCTCAACAACCAGATCACTGCTGGCATCCCGAACGGCACGTACACCTCTCTCGCGGAGGAGAACGGCGTTAAGGCCATCGAGGAATGGTACGCTGCCGAGAAGGAGGCCATCCGCACTGGAGAGACCGACAAGGAGGCCCGCAACCAGAAGTACCTTGCCAAAGAGAAGGAGTACTTCCAGAAGATGATTGACCTCTACAAGAGTGCTGCCGTCAATCTGCCGGACAAGGCCGCGATGTGGGAGGATAAGTTGCGGAAGGCGAATACCGCCCCGGTGAAGGGCGCACGTCTGGTTCAGGATGCTCTGGCCGGACTCGGCATCACCAGCAAGAGTGCCGCCTTCGGCCTCTGGGCTGATGAGAGCACCGACTTCTCGATGGACGGCTACTACAAGGAGATTGACCAGCAGTACAAGGCCGTTATGCCCGGCATCACCCGTGCGCAGGAGCGGTTCAAGCAGATTGCGAAGGTCGATTTCAATAAGGCCGTCTATGAAGAACTCAATGACGAGGCGAAGGCTGCTTACGACGAGGTGAAGAAGCTCCAGACCAGAAAGACCGCGATCGAGGCCATCGCCAAGAATCTCGGCTACTCGCTGGAGGATAACAAGCGTGCTGGCACTCACGTTCCTTCCACGGGAAAGAGTCAGGCACAGAAAGATGTTGAAACCCGTATTGACACGGTGAAGGAGATTCAGCGTGCGTACAACGACCTCATCAAGGACGGATTCTCCGCCACGGATGCCGATGCCCTTGTCAGTTCGTACTTCTCCTATGTCGATGCCAGCGTCCGGGACCGCCGCGACTTCTGGCAGGAACTGGAGGAGGCCGCGAATGCGCTGGAAGCCTTCGACAAGGAGGCTGCAGCCCGTCTCCGCGCCGACATTGCCCGTGGCAAGGCGCAGGAGGTTGGCGACCAGCAGAAGGCCCAGATGAAGGCCCTTGCCGAAAGCGGGAAGGCTCTGGCCAAGACCGACACCTTCTTGAAGAATATCGAGGCCCTTACCAAAGACGTGTTCGGTGAGGGTCTGGCTTTGGAGGTCCGTCAGGCACTGCAGGCTATCGAGGACGAGGAGGCCAAGATTCAGTTGAAGGTTGACGAGAAGCTGGATGATTTGGAAAAGAGCAAGGCCGCTTATATCTCGAAGAACGGCGAGGAGGCTTGGGCCGAATATGAGCAGCAGGCAAAAGATGCTATTGAGGCTTGGCGGCAGGGCGAGATTCGTGCCATCCACGATGTCAAGCAGGAGCGCATCAAGAGCATCGGCCAGAACTTCCTCAACAAGTTCTTCAAGAGCAAGAACGTTGACATCACCCGTCTGGACAAGAAGTCTTTGAAGCAGCTGCAGGACATTCTCGAACTCATTCAGGACGAGTTGTCCGACGAGGATATTGCCAACCTCATTCCAGAGGAATTGGTGGAGCGTGCAGCCCGTCTCGGAATCAAGCTGGACGATATTGTCGCCGCTATCAAGGCCGCAAGAGAGGCGCAGGAAGAAGTCGTTGACGAGAAGTTCTGGAGCAAACTCAAAGAGCATCTTGATGAGGTTGCCGGATCCCTCGAAAATATAGGCGATGCCATCGCAACCTTTGGCGACAGCAATGGCCGGGGCTGGGCCAACACCGTCGGCGCGAGCTTCAATGCTGCTGGTAAGGTCGTGAGCGGCTACGGTAAGCTGATGGACTACAAGGCGCAGGGTGGTGATGCCGCTATTGCTGGCTATATCGCGATGGCGGTTGAGAACACTGCCAACCTCTTGGCTATGGTCGGCAATCAGATCAAGGCCAACAAGGAGGCGCAGGAGGAATGGGAACTGACGGTCCTTCGCACCGACCTCGCCTATCGCGCACTGAAAATCAACCAGCTTGACTATAAGCAGAGCAACGTCTTTGGTGTTGAGTCTCCGTATAAGAAGGCCATCAGCGGCGTGCGCCAGTATCAGGCTGCAGCAGAAGAACTGAACACTACGCTGCTGGAGCTTGCTGGCGGTCAGGTTCAGACCGGGACGAAGCAGGTTTACAGCGGAACGAATACTGCCGCAGGAACCGGGTATGGCATCTTGGCTGGTGCGGCCACGGGTGCTGCCATTGGTGCTATTGCTGGTGGTGGTGTGTTCTCTTGGGCCACGACGCTCATTGGTGCTGCGGCTGGTGCTATTACGGGCCTTCTCATTGGCCTGTTTGCTGCGAAGGAGACCGTCCCTGTGTATGAGAACCTGCTGTCGCACTACGGCTCCCTTCTGGACCAGTCGGAGGACGCACAGCCTTTCGCCCTCAACCCGAAGATTCTGGCCGACTACGATAAGCTGGATGCCAAGACGAAGGAGATTATTGACCATTGGGATGAGATCCAGCAGAAGATGATCGAGGCGGAGGAGGCTCTGAATGAGACTATCAAGGACATTGCCGGAGATATGGGTACGCAGCTCCGGGAAAAGCTGGTTGAAGCCTTCCGCAATGGCGACCTCTACGATGCTATTGACAGTTTCCACGACTATGTGACCCAAGTTATCGAGGATTTGTTTGCGCAGTCGATATACGCCGCAGTGTTCGAGGATATGTTCACCGAACTGCAGAAGGCTCTGCACGACTCGATGTACGACGAGAAGTCCAAGTACTACGGCAAGGGTTGGGAGGAAATCTTCTCCGACTTCGAGGATAGGATTGACACTGGCCTCGACGACTTCGAGAAGGGTATGGAAGCGGCCCGGCGTTGGGGTGAGAAGCACGGCTACAACCTGTTTGCCAGCGACGATTCCGATTCCGACCTCGTAAACGGCATCAAGTCGCTGACGGAGGACACGGGTAGCCTCATTGCCTCATACGTCAACGCGATCCGTGCCGATGTCTCTTACCTCCGAATGTTGAAGCAGCAGGAAATGGAGGAAATCAAGGCCATCCGCGCCCTGCTGCCGCCTCCGACCGTGTGGGAGTATATCGCCAAGATTGAGGCTCACACCTTCGATATGGCCAAGTCCAACGCCGAAATCGCAAGGACCAACGCCACGATTCTTACCGAGTTGCAGAGCGTTATCACCTCCGAAGGTGGTGCGCCAGCGGTCCGCTCCCTGCAATAATCTGAAACAATTATTTCAGATTATTCCATTATTAGACTACTTTTGTACCGTTATGCCTACCACACCTTACACTCCGAACATTTCAGGCTACAAGCCGTTTTACATCCAAGCAGAGGGTGATGCGGCTGCAAAAGATACCGCCGTGCAGTGGGGACTCGTCGCAAAGACGAATCCCTATCCTGCATTGCCGGAGCCGAAGGAGCCGTACAAAAACGACTTCCCGGACGAAAACGGCGACGACGAATACACCGCCGCGATGCGCTATCAAGCCTTCACGTTTCAGGTGCAGTTCTACGTCAAGACCTTTGACGTGGTTACTGGCAACACCGTGACAAAGACCGCCTCTGCCGCCCTCCGCGAGCAGGTGGCATCCTTCTTCGACCATATCAAGAACGGCGAGTTCAAGGTGTTCGATTCCTACACTGGGCTTGGCCGTCAGAAGGTGCGCTACGCCGGGTACGAGGAGGAGGAAGGCGCATTCAAGGCAAGGAAGAACTGGGCCAGACTGATTTTCACCGTCACGTTCAAAGTCAACGACCCCGTGACGTTTATGACTTTGAGCAGCGGCAGCATCACGGCCATAACGTAAGGGAGGGCCGCGCTATGTCAAGATTCAGCATCTACGCGAAGGACGGCCAAAGCATCCGCTTCTCCGGCAAGCCGAAGTATTTCGGGACCTATATGAAGGTCCCGTACATCGAGTTCAACGAGATTGCCAGCCCCGTCAAGATAGACTGGGAAATCGGCGACTATCTCGACTACGAGCGCACGGGTCTCCGCTATAAGCTGTACTCCATTCCACAGCCCAAGAAACGGGCCAGAACGGACGAATCTGGCGCGTCTTACGTCTATTCCAATGTCCAACTCCACGACGCGACAAAAGAGCTGGAAATCGCCCTTTTTAACGACTTGGTGCTGGACGTTGAACGCAACGTGCATTTCTCCACCAGAGAGAACGTTTCCACGTTCGAGGACGTGTACGGCATCGCCCGTCGCCTGCAGGCCAGCATTGATGCCTTCTTCCCGAACAAGTGGCTGATTCAGGTAATGACGCTCGACCCCGTGGCCGATGCCGACCTGATTGCCAAGCTCTCCGAGCCGAAGGAGTTCAGCCTGTCCAACGGCACGGTGCTGGGCGCACTTAACACGATCTACAACGTGTGGGAAGGCATTGGCTGGATCCATACCTACAACACGACTCTGGGGAAGGATGTAATCACCATCGGCCGTCCCAACAAACGGGATAGTAGCAACACCACGAATCCCTTTGTTTACGGCCTCGGCAACGGCCTTACTGCGATAAAGAAGTCCTACACCAACCTCGACGAATTTGCGACGAGGTTGTACGTTTATGGTAGCGACCGCAACCTGCCGAACCGCTACTACAATAGCCTTCGCATCTGTAATGCGGCCAGCGTTGACATTGCTCACCTGATGCTGCCGCTCGCCTGCTGGGGTACGGCAGTGGATCCCGTCAGCGGTGAAACAAGGCCCGATGCCAGCCTTTGCTACATCGAGGATGCGGCAACCGTGGCAAAATATGGCCTTGTGCCGAAGAAGGTGTACTTCGACGGCAACCAGAACGAGGCCGTGTACCCTTCCGTGAAGAATCTTACGGCGGGAAGGCTGCGCACGGCAAAGGCTGCAGCCCACGACGATACCTACATCCCCAGTTCGGTGATTTATCCCGATTCGGAACGTCTGGACAAGGTGAAGGACTGCACCAACCCGAGCGACCACGGCAGCGGCGACAGCGACGATGCCTACATCTTCTCGGAGACGGTCAATGTTCCCTTTGCCGATGGTGGTGGCGTGATGTTCAATGCCGGAACGCCTCCGACCACGGCCCCCATCGACGTTCGCTTCGTGAATTATACTCCGTCAAGTGGTAGCACCCGGGTCAAGATTGAGCCGCAGTACGGCGTTTACATCAACGTGGTTGCGGTGGACTCCTTCACCGTGACGCAGCGCGTCGTTCTGGACGTGCGCCTTGCCGATGGCAGCACCACGCAGCAGATTGAGGAAACCAGCCTGAACTACGAGCGTATCTCTGCCAATAGCAACACGTATATTGTTGCGCTGGCCGACGACTACTGCATCGCCGCCGGGACCATCGAGAAGATTCAAATCTACCTCCGCGTGGATCGTGCCCGGACCGTGGCCACCGATATGACGGTGACGCTGCGCTCCATTACGGAGAACTCCCAGCCCGTATTCTTTGGCTTCAAGGAGAAGTACGCCGACACCTTCCAGCTTGTCCTGAAACAGATCGGCTTCAACCTCGAAGAACAGATGGCTCTGGCCAGTGGCGGGCTTTGTACCCTGTCGATGAAAGACGGTATGTGCGGTGGCCGGAACTTCACCGTCAAGCGTTGTACGTACAGGTCGGCTACCGACGACTGGCTGCTGACCGTGAAGCGGACGAAGGACAACTCAACGGAAATGCTGTACCCGAATGCAGACTTCCCGATAATGATGGGCGACACCTTCGTCATTCTTGACATCGTGATGCCGGAGTTGTATATCACCGTGGCGGCGCAGACTCTGCTGGAGTTGGCCACGGACCTGTACAATGAAGTCAGCCGGGGCAAAGCCTACTACGAGCCGGAAATCAATGCCAAGAAGGTGGCCGAATCCGGCGTAGCGTTGAAAGAAGGTCTCTATATGGAGATTCAGGACGCTGACATCGTGGAGGGCACGACTGACTACATTCTCATCGACACGCTGCAGATAGCCGAGGACGAGAGCAACATCCCCACATATAAAGTCACGCTTCGGGAGAAAAAGAAGGCCGCAGTCGCCAGCACCACTACTGCCGCGATGCAGCAGCTTGCGACGATGATTAACGCCGGAGGTGGCGGTGGCGGCGGCATTGCCAACATCATCCGCAGCAACGATACCACGCCGGAGGGCGACGACAACGTGTATTCTGCCCTCCGCAGTCAGATCGAGTACCTGTCGAAGCGGTACGACGATATGGCGCAAGGTCTCATCACTTTCCTTCAAGGCGCACAATTCGGTGATTTCGCCGAGGGCATAACAGGCTTTGGAGGAAAGATTGATGGGGCCGGAAACGGCGAATTGAGCAGCTTGAAGCTCCGTCGCTGGCTGGAGGTTCCCGAACTCCGCTACAACCGCATCGACATCACCATTGGCAACCAGTGGCGTGCGCCGGGCGGCGGCATCATTGAGAAGGTGGAGCCGGACTACGATGCGCAAGGCAATCTCCTCAACACGGGCGTTATCACCCTGCATCTGGAGGACGGAGAGCCGGGCCTTATCGCGCTGGACGACATCTGTATGGGTATCTTCCACGATGAAATCAGTATGTCGAACAATGCCGTCCTCGACAGCGACGACAGCATCGGTAACTTCCACTTCAAAGGGTTCTATACCGCTTACTTCCGCGTTACTGAAATCCTGACGCAGGACAACAGCAAGTTCCGTTATGCCATCCGCCCGGTTTCTACGAACTGGCCGGAGACGTTCCATCCCTGCGAGGCTATGCACTTCGTGGCCTACGGCAACTTCTCCGATACCAACAGGCAGACGGCCCGCTACAGCACCCGCACCTACGAGCGTTACCTGAAAGACGTGAACACGTGGGAATTTACCGCCAACAACATTGGTGCGCAGTTCGGTGATTTGAGCAACCTCAACGTATTCGGGATGAATATGACGGGGTACTCTGCCTACCTCAACAACATCTATATGAGCGGCGTTATCGAGCAATTCGAGAACCTGCCGCTTCGGATGGAGATAGACACGCAGGGCCAAGACACGTTGGCCTACGGCGAGAGTTTGGTGGTGACGTGCGCCGTTATGAAGGGCTGGGACGACCTCACCAGCCAAGTTGTGCGCTGGACCATAGAGCGTGACACTGGTGTGCCGTTGGAGGACGCGGCTTGGAACCTCTCCAGCAAGGCGACCAATTTCCGAGGCACTATCCTGATCGAGCATAACCAGAACTATTCCGACCTCGGCAGCATCGGTGTCAGCACCCTGTTCACTATCACTGCCTACCTCCCTGACGACAGTTCAACCAATTATACGCTACAATTATGAGAAGCAATAAAACACGAATAAGGGTTGATTACGCACCGCTGAACGTGGCGGTGTCGATGGAATGCCTTACGCCGCTGTCGCCTGCACTGCAGGTGTATAACTCGGGCATTGACGAGTTTGAGCCGGACCGCAGCCTCACGCCGTCGCAGTTCTGGCCGATGATTATGGCCAACGCCAACGACGGGTCGTGGCACAACCAGTATGCGAACTCCATCCTGACCCAGATGAAGTGGTACGTGGACGGTGTGGACATTACCACCTTGCAGGACTGGACCAACCTCTATGAGATTGACAACACGGCGGGCAACTACCGTGGCGCAATCACCATCAAGAGGAACGTGCTGCCGACGCAGACCTTCTCCCTGCATTTTGAAGGTGTGCTTACTGACCCCCGGCTCGGCACGCAGATTACGGTCAAGTCCGACGAAATCATCCTCTCCACCGAGGACAGCAGCGAGGATGCCTACAGCCTCTCCATCGGCGACGACCAGATCATCCAGTACAACCCGTTCAAGGACAAGCTGCACCTGTACAATTACAAGGTCGCCCACGGCCTGATTACGGCCACAAGTGCTGCGGAAGCCGCCGCTACGGACGAGAACGCATACCTGCGCCAGATCCCCGTCACCCTGTTCAAGGCAGAGGTTGCGATGCAGTCTGGCTACACCATCAAGCTGTTCCGCGTCAATGGCCCGAACTCCTTCACCGAGTTGTCGGCGGGCAGCGACGAAGTTGTGGCCATCACGCCTACTGCCATCACGCTGGACCTCCGCCTCGTGACGAAATCCGACTATTTAATCAAGGCTATCATCACCGACTCGGACCGTATCGCGCCGCAGCTCCAGTTCAGCGTCAACCGCGTGTATCAGGACTACAACTGCAGGCCCACCAACGGCACTGGCATCAACCCCGGCGACATCCAGCGTTTCGACACGGCGATGTGCGACAGCGACGGCAACGTCGTGGAGTGTCCGGCCAACATCATCAAGATTGTCTGGAAAACGGACAGTGCCACCATCACGGGTCAGGTCCACAACGAAGGACAGAGCACCCTGTTCACGATTGCCAAGACAGGCATCGGCAACCGCTATGACGACGACTGGCTCGACATCTACGTGGAGACCGAGATCAAGCCTATGCACAAGTACGCTGTGGACGAGAACGGCGACTTCTTCACGGACGAAAACGGAAACAAATTCATATTCAATTAGTTATGCAATACGTAATCGCGAACAGAGGCAAGGCCACTATGTACGGCATCAACGCCGCCGGGCATCGGACCAAAGACGCGCTCATCGTCCTTCACGAGAAGGAGTTGAACGTTGTCCCGGGGCCGACGCTCGCCGACAAGGTGCGTGCCGTGGATGGGGTCCTGTACTCGGCCTCTGAAATCAAACAAGCCCTGCAGGAGGGGGGTTGGCAATGAGTAATTTAAGCGCACAAGGCAGTATCACTGTCAAACGTCTCCGCAACGGGGACACTTTCTTCATCAGCTTCGGCAACAACGGCGTGCCGCTGTTTCAGGCCGTGGATCCGGCATCGGGTGTAGTCACCCCGGACTGGACCGTGGCCGCGAATCAGCCCGTCATTACGCCGCAGGTCACTTCGGCGAGAGGCAATGCTGTTACGCTGGGTAGCCATCAGTGGAGCTACAACGGCGTGGCTCTGAACTTCAACGGCGCGTCGAGCGGCGGCTGGACCACCGACTCCACGGGCAAGTTCCAGCTGCAGGCCAGCACTGGCGCACTGAAAATCATTGCGAACCTTGCCAGCACCACCAACATCGCGTCAGACAACCTCACCTACAGCTGCGTCGCTACGGTGGCCGGGGTGGAATACAACCTGACCAAGAGCATCGACATTCAGATCCAGAGCGTCGGCGCAAGTTCCTACTTCGGTACGGTCAACGCCACTACGGAGCAGCTGACTCCGACCGTGACCTCTACCACCATCGCCACGAAGCTCTACCTCGGCGCGACGGAGCAGCAGAACTACGTCGTGAAGTGGTATAAGGACGATACGCTCTGGACCGAAAAGACTGGCAACAGCATCACGGTGGGCGTTGGCGACGTTGACGGCACGCAGCTGATCATCGCCGAGTTCTACAAGGCCGCTGGTGACGTAACGCCTGTCTATCGCGCCGGAATCCGAATCATCGACACGAACGACGATTTTCAGGTTGAGCACCGCTATGTGAACAGCGGCGGCACGACCTCCAACGCCAATCGCGAGGTGTCTCCAAACAACCCGGTGTATGTGCAGGCATACGTCGTGAACGTCCGCACCAACACCGAAATCACCATTAGCGGTATGTGGAAGATGCTGGTGATGGACAAGGACTCTTGGACGATTCTCAAAACCGTGCAGCCCCAAGTTGCTGCAGCGACCTGTACCTGCCAAGTCACCACGACCGAGACCGATGCCGACGGCGTTGAGAAGGACGTTGAGGTGGTGTCCGAGGTCGAATGGACGAGTTAACAACAATCTAAACAACCAAGTATATGGCAAATAAAAATCTCGGTGAAGCCGATGCCGTTCACGACAT